ACATATCGTTCTCTAAATGTTCTAAATTTGCCTATTTAAACCCTTAAAATACCCCTAAATTTTAACAAGTTAGAAGTTTTTAAGATAATGCTCGTTCTAAAGCCACTATGCCTTAAAATGCCTTATATTCTTTTAAATGATATTATCTACTTTTAGTTGAATCTATTAGTAGTTCTATGTAGTGCTTTGCCTTTTCCAAGTCTTGAACACCACCCTTCTCTTTAAAACGTAATACATACTTTATAACTGAACCTTGACAAAAATCTAGCTTATTTTTTATAATAAATTCTATTGGTTGAATTTTGTATTTTTTATAGTGGTTTCCACCAACTTGTTTCTTATAAGACTTCATAAACTGTTCTTCCATTAGCTTTGTATGCTCTTAAATACATTTTACGATTACCTGATTTGTTGTATGAGATATGCACCCACCCAGAATTTATTTCTTCTGGTTTCCAAAATTCTAAAATACATTGGTCAAATTCTAAATGATTAACTACCCAGTCAGCAAGTTCCTTATTCGCCACACCCAATACCTCGCAGTCAACTGCATTTCCTGAAGTGTGTTGGCTTCTCTCAGATGAACCTATTGCTTTGCATAAAGCAGGTGAACGATAACCTGAAGTTATTTTGATGTCGCCAAAATGATTTACTATTGGATTGATTATTTCGTAAATTAATGTTTGTAAGTTAATAAGGATTTGATCTGTTGGAGTGTTATCTATTCCAAGTCTTGTAGCTGTTTCGCTAAACAGTAATTCTTTTAAACTAACTTCCCTACCCATTTTCCTTCTTTGTTTAAAACCATTGGCATTAATCTAGGGTTGGAATCTATAATCATTCCACAACCCATTATAAATTTTGTTTTAAAATTCTTTGAGTATGTAAAAGCTAAATTGGTTTGTTGGATTAGACAACCAACTTGCATAGCAAAAAATAAAGCATCACTATTTGCCCAATATTCAATTTTAAATTTTGAATGAAAATGTCCTTGCACACAAGACTGGGAATTAATCTGAGATACTTTAGTTACATCAGCAGATATTCCATGAGTAAAGAAACATCTTTGTTTATTAGGAAGTGTTAGTGTTAAGTTATCTACCCAGTTCCATTTTTTAACATTTAAGAACTCGTTATATTCTTTTAGGTAACCTCTAGGTATTCCTGATTTAATTGCTCTACGATAAACTAAGCTAGAATGATTTGAGTCTAGCAAAGTCATTTCAGGAAATATTCCCTCTAGTTCTTTTATAAAATCTTTTGCTTTTACAAGTTCATGTCCAGCAGAAGCTAAATCTGGGTTATGGTCATGGAATGAAAGTGCGTGGCAATCAATCTCATCACCTATGTTTACAATCGTATCTGGTTTGTATTGTTTTTTAATTTCTTTTAGGAACTCAAATGAATCTTCTCTATGATATGGAATATGTAAATCAGAAATAACTAAGATTCTTTTATTCATAAACTAACTACTAGTTGTATTCGTTTTAATTGGCAATACTTACTTGTTTAATGTGATGACTACCAAAGCTAAAGACAAAGCCCCAAGCCCAGCTAAAATAGACCAGAACAATGTTTCCATTTTCTTTTCTAATTTGTAAACAGAAGTTCCTAGTATTTTAACTTCTCTCTTTACTCCAGTAATATGTCCCCTGAGACTGATTAATTCTTCTGATTGTGTTCTTGCCATTGTCTTTTAAGCATTTGCAAGACTTTAGCAAGACACAACTATTATCTGCTAACCTGAAAATGCACATTAAATTTTGTGCAATCTGTTTATCAAACAATTATGTTTAGATAAAGTTATTTCTTTGTGTAAAACTGTTCCATAGTCTTAGCATAATCTTTCCAAAATGTTTTAACATCTTCAAAAGCATCTGCGTAGAACTTAGTCCAATAATCTTTGAATGATTTATAATCAAGCATTGAGTTCTCCTTTGAGTAAAAGTTATTTTCTTCAGTCGTATATATCATTGACGATATATAATTGTGCAACGCACAAAAATCAAGACTACTTTATATGTTTTTTTATTTGTTCAATGACTAGATCAACCAATCTAAATCGCCATTCAACATAAAGACCAACAGATAGTCCTACAAAAAATAATATCATGTAATTGTTATATTTTAGATTTGCAAAAAAAGCAAGTTCTCCAAGTCCTTCAAACAAATGGAAGTGGTGTACTTTCGTTTTCCACAATTTCGGTAAGTGGCAAATTTGAATCTGCTTTACTTCATGTAAGAGATGAAAAAGCTACTGGTACTATTGGTGGAACATTTACTAGTGGAGATTGGAGAACAAGAACATTAAATACATCTGTTACTAATGAAATATCTGGTGCTTCTTTATCCTCAAATCAAATTACATTACCATCTGGAACATACTTTGCTATGGGTTTTGCACCAGCACATAAAGTTGATGGTCATAAAACTAGATTAAGAAATATTACAGATAGTTCAGATACGTTAATTGGTTCAGCAGAATATATAAATGGAGATCTTGCAGTTCAAACTTCATCAATTATTACTGGAAGATTTACTATTGCTTCATCAAAAGTTTTTGAATTTCAACATAGATGCGATACTACTAATTCTACTTATGGTTTTGGTGTTAATATTGGTTATTCAGTTGTTGAGATATACGCAAATATAATGATATGGAAAGTAGCTTAATATGAAATACGCATTAATTAAAAACAATATAGTAGAAATTATATCTTACAAACCTATTGAAGGTTACGTTGAAGTGAATGACAATGTATTTGCTGATATGGTTAAGAAACCTGATGGTACATTTGATTATACAGATGAGTTTAAATTGGCACACACAAAAGTTGATACCTATGCAGATAAAAGAATTAAAGAATATGGTTCTATTGCAGAACAAATAGAATATATAACTGAAAATGGTTTAGATGCTTGGCAGTTAAAAGTTGCCGATATTAAATCAAAATACCCTAAAGAATAGACTTAAGGTTTTGCAGGAAACACTACTGAATTAACTTGCTCTACTGTTGATAAACCTATCGTAATATCTCTAAGTTCTTGTCTATATGTAATCCAATTAGCTTTGTCATTTACTGGACTATCCGCAAGTACAATGTAATCGCTATCAGCTAATAGCTTATTTCTTTTAGCTCTTAGATTGTCTAGTGCCATATCCAATTTTACTTGTGGGATTATAGCTAGTATCTGTTCCTTAGATATTGGTGTAGTTCCATTGTGCCATTCTATTTCACAAGTATTAATATCAGTTCCTCTTACAGTTACTTGTGCTGTTGGGTTTAATTTTAGTATTGCTTTTATAATCATAATTTATCCTGCTATTTCTATTGCTGTTATTACTGACATACTGTCATTAATATGGATATATTGAGTATTTCCACTAAGACCAGCTCTAAAATAAACAGCATAAGTTGTTGAAGATGTAGTAGATGGTGAATCCAAATAATTAAGTCCAATATTACTTCTTACTGAACCAACAGCACTACCATAGGAATGTGCCATATCAGTATCATTAGATAAGTTTGTTGCACCTCTATAAAGAGTAACTCCAACATGACAATTATTATTATCATTAGCAATAACCGCACTTGCTAAAACTAAAATTTTACTACTTGTAGAACTAGGTGTAATTGAAACAGATAAATTTGAAGTTACATGAGTATTACTTGTTGTTGTTACTTGTGTGCTATAAGTTGAACTTACAACCTGCAATACTTTACCACCACTCGGTGTAGCAAAACTTAAAACACCACTTCCATTTGTTTGAAGGACTTGATTTGCTGTTCCATCTGCGTTTGGAAATGCTAAACCATCTAAAATTATTTTACCTGAACCTTTTGGAGTTATTTTTAAATCTATATTTGTGTCATCACCAGTTGATTGGATTTCAGGAGCAGAACCAGTTGCAGAATTTATAATTGTAAATTCATTAACTGCTGAAGCTGTTTTTGTAAATTTAAGAAATTCATTTCCTGAATCATCATCAATACCTTTTGTAGTTGGTATTCTAATTGAAACAGTTGAGTTTAAGTTAGTATCATTAAGAGTTAAAACAGTTCCAGTAGCAGTAGTTGTTAGTCCAGTTACAGAAACAGTTGAGTCTAACCAGTTTACTGTGTTAGCAGAATGGTCAATAGTTGCTAAAGATATGTTATCAGTTCCATCATAATATTTTAAAGTAGGAGTCGTAGCAGAAGTAGTATCTAACCAGATTTGACCAGCAACAGCACCAGTAGGAGTAGATGTTCCTGAATGTGTAGTTTGAATAGCTGAAAGTGCATTGTTTAAATCCGTTCTAAAAGAAGGGAATGATTGGTTTGCTATGTTTAAATCGTGTTGTGCCATTGTCTATCTAATATCCTAGTTAAAATCCTTTTGCAATATAATCAAATGTTCTACTTATTCCAGCACCAGTACTATTTTTAAAAGCTATATCAAAACCATTAATAGTCTTATTACTTAAAGTATAAAAATCACCAGTAGCCATAGATTGATTAGTCAATCCAACAGCATAGTTAGCAGAATAAAATGGTCTTGTAAACACAACTGTATATGTTCCAGTTCCACTTACTAAATTATTATCGCTTTGTATTGTATCTTCTACATCTATTGAAACAGATAAAGCAGATACAACTGGAGTAGAAGCTAAATCAGAAGAAGTCATAACAAGTTTAAATTTAAAATATCTACCAGTATAATCGCCAACTACAAAGTTTCTAAATGAAGTATAAGTTATGTTGTCAGTAGATGTGGCTATTTCTAAATGAGCATTACAGTTAGCAGGAGAATCTCCATCAAATGAACTCGCACCATCATCAAACAAACCTGAAGCAGAATCAAAAAGGTTATCTATATTATCTACACCTTGTGTAATTGAAGCAGTTACACGAACTGTGTAACTTCCGCCAATGTCAATAGGAGAAGTAAAGAGGTAACTTCCTTCAGGGGACAAATCAAAAGTAGCAACACC